ACGGTCACCGTAGGTCCATCCTGCACTACTTTTAATACTGACATGTTAATAATAGTTGGTTCTTACTTATTTATCCTTGGAAGCATTCTTCAACATCTTCTGTAGTTCAGCGGTACTGCCTACAAATAGAGCGTTGTTGACTGTAGAAGGTCCTTTCTTTTTCTCTTCCTTGACATCCTTGGTTGTTTTTTGAAGTGCCATAAGTTTATCAGCAACGTCACCGACGTGTTTGATTAACTGTCCAGCTACCTCATATGCTCTGGGGTGATCGCTACCTTGTGCTACATCTAGAGCACCATCGACTGCCTCCTGTCCTTTCTCTATGAGAGAGTATAGGTTTGACCTAGCATACTCATGATCATCAGTTATCTGATCCTCAGTAGATTGTATGGGTCTTGCTTTTTTGGGTTTAGGTTCATTCATATCGAATGCTTTTTCTAAACCACCGAAATTGTTATCCATAGAAAGAAGTCATTTCGTTGAATCCGAAGTCATCATCACCCTCAAGGAGTTCTGTATCGGCAGATGTAATAATATCTATAACTGAACCACTTGCGTGAGCAGATTTAGATGTAGCATTTTGACCACGTAGTACAGTGATAGATGTCTCACTAGGTTTAGTTTTGATCTTCATGACCTCGTTGTTGATCTCAATGTAGTCACCTATATTAAGGACAGTTGAGTCTACAACTGGTAGTGTGGATGTCTTATCATTAACAGCAGCAGTAATAGTTAGACCAGCTCCATCATTATCCTTATCACGTAAGGCAGTAGGTTCTACCTGATAAGATACACGACGTACTGGAGCCGCAGGGGTACCAGTATCGTAGTGAACCTTTGCTTTCTTGATTGGTTTCCCAGTCTGTGTAGGTCCGAAGATGTATGCTTTCATAGTAAATGTAGCATCAATCGTAGTAAGTTTACGTTGATCGAAGTTACCTTCATACTCATCTGAATAGTTTATACTGTTCAGAACTATTGGTACGTCACGGTACTCATTAATTTCATCTATAATTTTAATACTAACACTGTATGCGGGTTGGAAAATAGGAACTATCTGTTCAATGATCTCCAATGCCTCATCATTTGTCTTAGATAAAATAGAAAAACTAAAGTCTAGATTGTATGGTACAGGTGTAAATATTCTTCTTACACTCTTTCCATCTTTCTTAAAGTCAGTCGTGATAGGACTTAACTTTCTACTACTGTCATATGATATACCTGTCATCTCGAATGACACTCTAGGTAGAGTGATAGCAACCTTCTTATTTAAATCTGGTTGTCCCTCTAGTCTAGCTAAAAACTTTTGTTTAGGACCGTAAGCAAGAGGTACCTTCATCTTCTGATAGGTTGTACCACCCGTCTCTTTCCTAACTTCTATATTGTTGAATAATGTACCGAAAGCGATAACGCACTTTCTGATCACCTTATTATAAGTGTATGCACCTAACATGTTATGTTCCTAAACCAAATGGGTTGCCTTCACTGAAATCAATGATATCGTCAGCAAGTGTCTCAAACGTATCAGACTCAGAGTATTTAGTATCTGTAGTCTTCATAGCGTTATAACTATGTATCGTTATTGAAGCACCGCTAGTATTACCTACGAGTAATTCACCGATCTGGAAGTCATCTGTTGGTGATTTTAGTTTCAACCAACCCTCAGACTTATCCCAGTCTGCGATCATCGCAGTACCACCAGTCGTTCCACCTGTAACTGTCTCTCCATCTATGAAGTTTCCAGACAGTCCAGCTGGTACAGATTCTATATCAAACTGGGCAGCAGTGTATCCACTACCACCATTGTCGATTATTATTTGACTGACTGAATCGTATCCCGACCCCTCATTGGTAATCTCAACTTTAGTGAGCGTACCATTCGAGTTAAAAGTCGGAGTGACCACAGGTTTGGTGCCTGCAGTGTCAGGATCATTAAAATCAATACTAGATCGAGATATATCATATCCCGCACCTCCGTTAACTATTGTGAGTCCAACTAACTTACCATCCTTTACAGTAGGATCTAAGACAGCTGGTGTTGTGGGTATAGAACCCGCTATGTTTACAACTATCATCTCAGCATGTGCTGTTGCTCCTGAACCATCACCTGTAACAGTAACAGTAGGAGTGAAGTTGTACTTACTACCATTGGTAGTCATGATGGCTTGTGTCAAAGCACCACCATCTAGCAGTGGAGTTCCCGCTGCTGACTGACCTGGTGACACAAGATAATAGTATTGTACAGTATAACCTGTATCTATTAGCTCGTCGTCTCCCGCAAAGAACTCTCCACCTTCGTCGCTGTACTCGAAGAGTTCTGCTTTTAGTTTGTAGGTATAGTTCTTACCTAGTTGGTAGAACGGTTCTTCGTGTTCTACAAACTTGATCTCAAAATAGTTAGATGATAATGGGAAGTATATTAAATCTCCTTCTTGGGGTCTTTCTCCTACCTCTATGTCCTGATCTAATAGTAGGAACTGTGAGATAAGATCACTAAATCTCTGCTGTGATATAACCATAGTTATCTCATCAGACTGTCTGATACCAAACTTTGTCAATAGATCTCCACCACCTTGGAATCCATCAAAGTTCTCTAGGTATGCTTCTATAATATATGAATCATCAAACTGTGATATGACTTCTTCATTGAACACATTATCTTTTGCTATCAACTGTCTGGGAATATACAATACATCCATTCCAAACATCTTGATGTATTCCTCAACAAGATTTTGTTGAAGAAACTGCTCGTTACGAGTACCATGTGTGAAGAATACGTTTCTTGCCATTATCCGATCATATCCATTGGGGGCATTTCATACTTAGTTAACATCTCATCTTCTATCTTGTTCAACTCCTCTTGTGCCTGTTGATATATCTGATCACCATTCATAGTGATACCACCTGGCAACTGTGCACCTTGGAACTTAGATAAGTTCTGTCCCCACTGTCTCTTGATAAGTTGTGTGGTATATCTCTTGAGGAAGATGTCATCATATACTGTAGCAAATGATGAAGGATCTAATGCTCTGTAAGCATCAAAGACTATGAAGTCTCCATCGTTTACATCAGTTCGGAAGTCAAGATCCATGTATAATCTGTCTCCTCTACTCTGGAATCTTAGTTGTTTCTGTCCTTCTAGTAACCAGTATATATCTTCTAGTCTTCTGTTTACCATTTCATATGTAAGAATCTCTGTCTGAGTTAGATCCCAGAGATCATTTAATCTCCACTGGTATCTCACGTCAAATAAGTTAGTAGTATTCTTAGATGTGAAATCAAATATCTTGATGACTGAGGTGACATGCTCAGGCATAGTGATGAAGTTATTCTGCTCAAGGAAGTCTGCTTGTCTAGCTCCTACCTGTGTCACGGTAGTAGTGGTGTCAGTGACCATAGCATCTATTGTTGCCTGATCAAACTTATATTTTAAAAACGTTCTGATATATCCTTCACTTGCTCGCTCTTGGAAAAACTGCAAAGCATCGTCAATCAGATCATCTATCTGATCATCATCGACGTTTATTTCTAGGACGGGTGCCCCTAATTTTCTTAAAGCATACTCTGCTAGAGTTGCCTTACTATTTGGTTTTGCCATTAGACTGTATCGACGTTGAATCTCACCCTTACATAATATGTAGTTGTAGGTAACAGTGTAACGTCACCTGGTAATGTATATGACAGTAGGTTGGTAGAGTTTCCTAGTGATTGGTGTACAATCGAATTGAATGTCTCTGCCTGTGAGAACTGCCAGTCAGTAGAGTTATGTCCATAGCCAGGTTTAATAGCTGGACTAACAGTATTGACAGTAGGGTTGAATGCGGGAGTGATAGTTTGTATCTCTGGTTGGTCTACTACAGGTGTAGTGAACTGTACAGGAGATGAGTAGTTACTTACTAATCCTGCGTTATCCTTAAACTTTGCTTGAACTTGGTATGTTATCTGGAAGTCAAGAGTTCCAGCTGGTACTGTGAATGTAGTTAAGTTACCAGTGTCACCACCTGATAGATCAGGAACTGTGATGGTAGCAGTATCATATACAGTTACGTTATCTGCCACTCTCTTAATCAACCAGTATGATGCTGCGTGAGCAGATCCTGCGTACTGTGATACAAATGCTCCAGAGGTAAATGTAGGTTGCCTATTAAATGTTAGGTTAGTTGTTCCGTCTATATCAACAGACATAGAAGCAGGAGAATCTACAAACTCAGACTCATTTACAGTGATAGTAGCGGAGTCAGATGTAACTGATATCGCATTAGCATTAGATAATACACAACGATACTCATTGTTGAGTGTTGGGAATGGTTGTGTGACTGTAGTATATGAAGCAGATGTCGCACCATTTATATTTGCCCAGTTTCCACCACTATCAACGGACTTCTGCCACTGGTAGTTAATAGTTCCAGATGTGATAGCAGCAGTGATACTGTATGTTGCTGACTGTCCTTCAATGACTGTCTGTGGTTGTGGTTGCTGAGATATAGTAATAACTCTAAGGACTGTCTGTACAGCAAAGGTTGATGTTAGATCATTCTCAGCACCTACTAGACTTAGTGTACACTTATATCTGTCGTCATTATCATCAGCAAATACTAGAGCAGGAGTAGTGTAAGTAGCACTTACAGCACCTGGTATAGTGTTGTAGTCAACACCGTTATCAGATTTACTCCACTGATATGTGTGTGAACCACTTGATGTTGTACCCGCTACAGTGAATGATGATGTGCCTCCTTCGTTACCTGTTGCGTTAACTGGTTGAGCACTGATCTGATGAGTCCTGTAGACAGTTAGTAGAGCAGCATCAGTGAACACATCAGCGTCAGCACCCACTGCTGATAACTTACAACGATAGCGATCTGCGTTATCTGCTGCGTATGTTGCTGTTCCTGTGTTGTAAGTAGGACTTGTAGCACCACTGATATCAGTGTATGGTTCGGTAGTCAGTAAACTATTACCCTGACCTGTATGATAGTGACACCAATAGTATAGAGTGCCCGCTGCGTTTGGTGGTACTATCCATTCTATTGTTTTAGTAGTAGCAGAACCAAATCCACTGACATACTCTGCCATAGTTTTTGTGACACCATCTAACTTATAGGTAATACCCATCATGTAGTGTCCGTGACCATTATGATCACCGTCAACACCTGTACTAAACATCAAAGGATGTTCTTGAGTATTGTAGTTAGCATTAGATGAATCAGACTGATCAAAGATATATGTTTCTCCTCTTTCAAACTCTGTGGCGTTAGGTTTCTCTACACCATCAAAGTAGAATACTCCTGTTGCTTGACCACTAATATTATCTACACCCACTGTGACTGCGACTGTTCCACCACCATCTTTTCTCTGCCACTGGTAGTCAACTGAAGGTGCGTGGTTAGACCAGATAGAGTTGTATAGTTCTGGATCAGAAGCTGTCTCTGTCTTAGCAGAAGCACCACCACCTGAAGGTGTTGTCCAGTTACCAACTCCAAAGGAAGAGTTCAATAACGCAGTTATCTGTTGAGTTTGTACAGTACCAGCTGCTGTGAATGATGTTGTCTGTCCTTCATCTATTATACTATCATCAGGATTAGAAACAACAGATACAGCAACTGTCTCTACCTGTAATATAGCAGCGTTGGTGAATATATTGTTAGCACCAGCTGCTGATAGTAGTACACGATACTGGTACTCATCGAACTGTGCTGTAAGTGTAGGTGTTGTATATGTTGCTGAGTTTGCTCCTCCGATTGTTGAGAAGTTATTACCATCATCTAGTGATAACTGCCACTGATAATTAATGTCAGCACTGTCCCCGTCAGATATACTAGCAGCAACTGAGAATTGAGCAGTTCCACCAACAGCACCTGTAGTTCCTTGTGGTTGTGTATCTACTGTTATAGATCTTGTAACTGATAGTAGAGCACTATTTGATGTTACTTCACTCGCACCTGTAGCGTTGACTCTGCATCTAAAGTAGTCACCGTTATCAGCATCAAATGATGCAGGAGGTACACCACCAGTATCATATGTGGTAGCAGTAGTTGTGTATGATGAACTTGTAGCACCTGGTATTTGATGCCATACAGTGTTATCTTCTGATTTATCCCATGCGTATGTGATTGATGCTCCGTCAGCAGTAGCAGCAGATATATTAAAGGTAGCAGCAGCTGGTGAGATCGCTGACTGTGCCTGTGGTTGAGAAGATATAGTAACAACTCTAGTTACTGTTAATGTAGCAGAGTTAGATGTTGTATCAGCAGCTGCTGTGTTAGAACCCAAGACGCATCGGTACTGCCATCCATTAAATGCATATTGATCGTCTACAGTAAGTGTCTCTGTTGTCTCTCCACTATGTCCTGATAGACTACTAATTGATGTCCATGCTCCACCTGTACTATACTGCCACTGATATGTGATAGTAGAAGAATCCGATACACTAGCATTAAGAGGACCGAAGGTAGCGTTAGTTCCTGCTCCTGCCTCTATCGTTGAGTCTGAAGGTTGGTCACCGATTGTAACTACAACACCTGTACCCTCTGTGTGGAAATTATAATTTCTTGCTTCTCCAGAACTGTTCTCTGTGACTATGATGTCAAAGAATGTATCCTGATATGATGATGTGACTGTACCTGATAGTACACCTGAAGATGTATTTAAAGTAAGTCCTGTGCCAGATATATCATCACCCGACAGAGTATATGATTCTCCGTTATTAAATGTCTCGTTAGCATAACTCTTGAACTCATCAACACCTACGTCTAAACTGACAGCTCCATTGTGAGCAAATCCATCACCACCTATTTTACCTGTGGTTACTAGATTACCTGTACCAGTTCCTTGTACAGTCTTGATATACAGTGGATGACTAGATCCTGCTGTAGTATCGAATACTAGAATGTCACCTATAGTAGCATTGATTCCTGCGTCGTCACCACTCTGTCCTGCTGAGGAATTTGTCTGAACAGTAATAGTACCGTACATATTGTTGTGAGCAGTACACTGATAGTAGTATACGCCAGGTGTTACGCCAGTTGTAACCCACTTGACAGTACCAGATGCTGATGCTCCACCACCTGTATATGTTCCCTGTGATACCTGATTACTTGAACCAGTTCCCTGTACAGTCTTGAAAACAGTTGGGTGACTGCTACCCGCATTCATATTAAAGTTTATTGTATCACCAACCTGACATACAATAGCAGGGTCGTTACCACTTACAGATCCATTCCTATCAGTACCAGCTACAATATAGTCCTGACTACCACTAGCAGTGACAGCAAAGTTATATGTATTGGTTACAAGGTTTACATTCTGTTCTGTTATAGTATAGTTGCTACTACCAGACGCTGTTACGTTCCAGTATCTTTTGGCAGTACCACCTGATCCAGTAAGCGAAATGGTACCATACATGTCATTGTGAGCACTACATTGATAGTAATAGTTACCAGCTGTGACTCCTGTTGTATCCCAGTAGATTCTTCCATTAGTGACACCTTGTCCCCCTGATTGACTTAAAGATCCATTGTAGAACCATGTAACGGTCTTAGAGATGTATTGTGTGAACAGTCCCCTAACCTTACTTATTAACGCACCTGTCTGACTATAATCAAAGTCAACCCCTGTATCTACAGGTATCTGATTTATAGCACGACCTGTATGTCCTGCTTCTTCTGAGTCTAACTCGGCAAATAATGTGACGTTACCAAACGTAGGTCCGTCAGATCCCTCGTGTGTATCAGATATAATACAACCATAGTTATTACTTCCACCAGCTACCTCATTACTTGTACCACTATTGACCACAGTGATCTCGATATAGTTGTTAGCAGCAGACTGTCCTGTGATGCTATACCAGTCGTCATTAGATATTTCTTTGATGTTAAGACCACCCACTGATAGTGAGGATGCTCCGATTCTCATCTGTAATTTTTTACCAATCTTGTTCAGGAAGGCACTAGAATCTATTGCGTTATAGTATATCTTAAGTATATTACTACCTGAACTAACAGCAAACGGGTTGGTAGGTAACTTGTATTCATGTGCTGTGTTGCTTGGATACGCTGTAGTACTGACAGCAGCAAAGTTGCCAGGATCACCTGACCCTCTTATCCAGTTCTTACATAAGACTGGTAGTGTACCTGTGTTGAGGTTATAGTTGTTCGCTGCGATAAACTGACATACTACACCACATACAATAGGACCTGAGAATGATGTACCTTGTATATTATCATAGTTTGATACAGATGAATAAGGTGTATTGGTAGTCCAGTCATACTGTGGTGTAGTTATGTGTTGACCTGGTGCTGTGACTGTTACACCTGAACCATAGTTAGAGAAGTCTGCCCACCTGTCATTATAGTCTGTAGCACCTACAGAGATAGACGCGATATTTACATCAACTGTGTTGACATCTCCATCTGAATATCCTGCTGATCTAGTTCCTGCTTGATATCTACCCTGTAGAGGTCCTAAGAAAGCATTACTGGATGATTTGAATCCGTTACCCGCTGATCTAACGAGTACAATATTAGCATCTACTACGTCTTTCTCTGTCTCGTCATATAATTCTACGTCAAATCCTGCGTCAGTTCCTGCTTCGTTTAACTCAATGTATGGGAAAGAACCACTAGGTTGAGTAGAACCAAAGGATGCGTTGATAACTGCGGGTCTAGTATTACCTTTATAGTTGGCATTACCACTGTCATTATGGTTGATAACTGCCTGATATGCGTTCATGATACCTGATAGTGTTCCACCACCAGCTGAACTAAAACACTTCAGAGCATACAATTTTACCTTATGTGCGACACCATTCTTAATACCACCAATCAAGTTGGCACACCATGTACCGTGTGAGTTGTCATCTTCATTACTGTTTGCTACACCGTTAACAGTATATCCTGAACTGTAACCTGGCACCTCATACACTCTGTATGACTGTTGCTCAGATAAAGCGTTAAGGTCAGCGTTGTTTGTTACGTCAAATAATTCTGGATGTAAACCTACTCCAGATCCTGTTGGTCTCGAAGCTCCTCTAATACCAGTATCAAGTACATACACGTCAACACCGTCAGCCTCTTCCGTAGTGTTGTATACTCCATTTAAGAAACTCCTACTTTGCTTTGATATACGGTCTAGGTGCCAGAAATCATGGATTGCTATACCACCATAACGTAGTGGACTGTCATTATAAGCACCATAGTCTGAGTTAGATACGTTGTACCAGTACAGCACAGATGCTGTGACACTATCCACTTCGATACGAGTATAAGCACCTGAAGAACCAGGTGTTCCTGCTGTTGTTACCTTGTAGGTATACTGTACACCGTCATTGTGTGTACCGTCAGGTGTCAAAGAGAATGCTATCCTGTGACCTGTATTGGATGAGTCACTCTGGTCAAAGGTATATGTACCACCTTGTACAAATCCACTGTAGGTTGCGATACGACTGTATACACCACCCTGAGTTGATGCGAACTGAAACCTTTGATTACCACTATAGTTTGCTACCTTTACATATATTGTTCCACCACCACTACCAGTTATGATCCTTGTATTTCTTGTTCCTGCTACTTCTTCTGTATTGTCTTTTATTGTATCTCCTAAAAACTCTGCTACTGCTACTTCACCACCCTCTACTGGATCTATTTTAAATTCTTTATCATATGTCGCACCATGAACGTACGCCAACTTCCTGATCTCATCTATAGATGATTGGTCTTCAGAAGGTGCTGTAAACTGGATAGTTCTAAATGAAGGGAAAGATCTTACAAATTCTAAATAACTATGCTGACCCATTATTAGTGCTTGAGCACCATCAAGAGTCATAGAACTTGCTACCTTTACTAAAAGGGTTGCCATTGAATATTAGTCAGTATTATCCTCTTTTGTATTTATAGAACTCATGGCTGGACTTAGAGACAGAGAAGCACCAACAGGTGAATATAGACTCAGAGAACACCTCTGGAGTAGAACTGAAGCAAGATTTGATGGAAGTTCAGACACTATTCCATTTGACGTTGGCGACAAATATGACGACAGACCTATAATTTCTATAGGCATAACAAAAAACATCTACGGTAAAAGATACTATCTCATTGTTGAAGGAGATAAAACCCATGCCCGTAGACGTTTAGAATTTGATGAGAAGCATGACTTGATATCAAGTAAGTTCCTCAAGTTTATAGATTAATTATTTAACCTTGGCAGGTGTAGGGGGTGCTTCTGTTGCCTCCTCTTTGTCCTGCGTTGCTAATCTAAGACCTTCTATTGCTCCTTGTAGACGCAGTAGTTGGTCTTCTCTTGTTTTAAGGGCATCTTTAATTTCTGCCACTTCTGCTTTTACCTTGCTCTGTTGCTCAGTAAAGTCTGTAATCATTTCGTCAATAGTCATGCTGTAGTTGGTTCAGTACGTTTAATTTTAGATTCAGCACCGATAACTACGGTGCGTACAATGTCGAGTGCTTCACAAGCACCCTCCAAACGATTCACTTTTGTACGTGCATCGTTAAGGTCAGTTAGGTCTATACGAGTCATAAGACTAGAGTTCTTATCGAGCTCCTCTTCTTTCTCTTTGACATCATCTCTTGCTTCGGTTAGCTGAGAAACGAAGTCTTCCCATACCGCATCGAAAGTCCACTCTTTAGTTTCATTTTCAACGGTACCCATCCCTGCTGTTTCTGGTGCGTCAGACATAATTTTTTACTTCATCTTGTATATCTTGCTGTGCGAGAGCAAAAGGTGTGGCGAGATAAGGACGTGTGTCATACTTCAGATCTTTATGTAGACCATCAGCATAAACATACTGCATAAAAGCATTGATATGTTCTTTGCCTGTATACTTTTCTCTCCAGTGTGGAATGTTTCCACTGTATATTACCACATCACCTGGTTCTAAGTCAATAGAAAGAGTCTGACCTTCCCATAAAAAATTTAGATCCCACTTGATGTCACGAGCAATAGACAGGTTAACTGCCAACTCTGAGGATCGTCGATCAGTATGCCTAACCAACTCACTTCCTTCAGTATATATGCGACCATAAGAATAGGTCGGTTCGATACTTGTCTTGAGTATTTCCTCCACTTGAGGTTTCAAATGTAGACCCAATGCTTCAAAGCACAAAGGTGAATACCAAGAAAAAGTATTAGGAACAGTGGGGTCATTATAACCCTCATTGCTACCCATGGCAAGTAGGGCATCCCTCATCAATCTAAACTCGGTGTACAAGTAATCGACTAATGGATCAGGCACTGCCTTCTTCCATACTCTAATTATCGGTTTGTATTTTGTAGTTACGTCTGTCATAGAACTCTGGATTGAGTACAGTCGGCACACAAGGAATACTCATTGATAACCTTGTTTTATTTGGTAAAGCACAATGATATGCTCTATCAGGTATATAGAGAAGATCGCCAGGTTTTAATATCCCTTCCCATTCAACCTCCATTATATCATAGTTTATTGGTTTGTCATTATGACATTTAAGTAATGATGATTGTTTGTTCTTATATACTTTCCATGGTGTCTCTCCAACACACTGAACTATAAAATTAGAGAAGTGATCACAGTGTGTCTTGAATGATGGTGAGGTACCTTTAGATCCATACACATGTATATCTACATTCACATTTAGAGATCTCTCTATCTCTATACACAGGTCTTGTGTCCATCTATTCATCTTACTGTACCCAGTAATTACAAAACTTTCACCACCTTGTATGTGTTCGTATATTGTGTTCTTATCCTGACATGGTACAGGTGACCAGAATGGTTTGTACTGTTCTAGATGTTTCTTATTACCATCCTTATTAATTAGTTCCCAGTACAAATCATCACGGGTAAGGCATCTCTCTACCTCTTTCCATGATAGGTACTCAGTTGGTTTGTCTAAGAACTGCGGTACGTGTACTACACCGTCATCGCAGATTAGATCACGCGACGCGAAGAAACGGCTTAACACTTTCTTGAATTTTTCTTGCTACTATGTTGATTGTGATTGCTAACCTAGCATCATGATGTTGAGGACACGAACTAGCATGGTAGTGCTTACCATCAAAAACAAAAAGCTTGTTCTTTTCGGGATGGCATTGATACTTGATTGTATACTTCTCGCTCTCCTTCTTCTCTTCAAATACGACTGTCGGACCATCGGAATTGTTTACGTAATAAAGGCATGTGTAGTGTTCGACCAGTGATGACTCAGGAAAGTCAACATGTGGTTGATTGTGTAGTAGATGTTCTTCTCTAAATGTAGGGAAGTTTAATCCACATCTAAGTCTAGATAGATACCACTCGTCAAATTTTAGATCAAGGGCATCAATAATGTAGTGATAAAAGAAACTAAAGTCACCATACCAACTACTCATGTTACCATCTCTATAGGGAGTATGGTGCATACCTGGTTGACTCCTGTAGTAGTCAGGTACCTCTGATCTTTCTTTGGGTGATACAGTTACATCATCTAACCAGAACCATGGGAACTCGTTGGATGTCATTTTATCATGTAACTCATTTGCCAATGAGATTGGCAAAAAGTTTTTAATCTCTCTCATCTTATATTGAATGATATTGATATTCTATCTTCATCAGATAGATTCGCTTTCACGTGATGTTCTTGCCAAGCAGGAAAAATAAGTAATCTATTTTTCACGGGTGCATAGCACCATTCAGCATTACTATATCTAGTTGGGTTTGGTGCGACTGTTCCCAGAGCATACCCACCTGACCTAGTAAAACATATGTCACCTGATCTCTCAGGAGATGACACATAGAACACACCAGATAGTCTTGCTTCTGGGTGTACGTGTACTTGATTGTAGGAATACTTCGGATTGATATTGATCCAAAGATTTTCTATCCAACGATCACCTTTAGGTATACCCAAATCTTTCGCTATGTTGTGTGACTCTTTGACGATATACAATACAAGTTCAGACAATGGTGTGTTACCGAACTCTTTATAATCTTCAGACTGCCACCCACCAACGTTAGATATAACTCTGCCAGGATTTTCTTTCATACATGAGTAGCACCAGTATTTCATACTGTCTACATCAAGATCAAGATCAAAACCCCAGATAGGTGTGGAGAATATTTCGTCTAGAAACATTAAACAGGAACTTCTTGTGATTTAAAGACCTTTGCTAATGATTTGTATTTGAAACCAAAGCAATGAGACCATCTCCATTCTACACTATCTGCCACAAAAGGGCAATGTGGTAAGTTACCATTATAGATTGTCATCGTTCCATGCTTGACAGGAGCTGATGCTATCTTCCTAAATCCCCAGTGGAATGCTTGCTTACTGCTGAGATTCTGGAAGCCGTCTGTATGATTTTTTCCGTCTCCAACCCAATCGTGCCATTCTTGATACCGTTGGTGACGTGAATCAAGTTGGAAATCGTACCGTCCTTCAGACACCTCTCCTTTGTAGTCGTAAATGTCAGTTGTTGTTTCTCCTTCTTCATGTTCTGTTAACCATAAGTTTCCTATCCATCCCTCATCATCAGGAAAATCTACATGTGGGATGTATGAATTTACTAGAGGACGACACTCGCCCTTGAAATATATATTACCCCATTCCGATAGACGTTCATCTATCAATTCTAACTCAGGACCTTGATGAAAGTGTTCTCTAATAACAAACTCTCTTACTGCCTCACATAGGGGTTGTGTAACCCAATATGGTAGGTGGTGCACCATGAAAGGATTGTGATCCCAGTCTTCATCATTGTTGTTAGGGTCAACTATAGGATAAGAAGATGCTATCTTTTTGAATAATCCAAGACCACCTTCTTTAAAGATATCTTCTACTACCCAATACTTACTATAGTTCTTATACTTCCACTCACTAACTGGTTTGAAGATAGGTTTTGTTTCAGTGTATACTCTTTTTGAGATAGGAAGTCTAATCATAACCTTGATAATTAAATGACATTGCTATACGAGGACCTACGGTGCTCTCGTCTACTCTATGTCTCACCCACGATGGGAAGAGAACATATTCAAATTGTTCAGCAGGGAACTCACTTGCTATAGTATGTATCCCCTTCATCATAGCGTATGGTTGGTTACGTAGAATGTAATCATTAGGGTTACAGAATTTTATATTACTAGATCCTTTTGGTTTTCTAAAATAGTATACACATGATATCTGACAGTTACCCCACCATCCATCATTGTGACTGTGCTCCACTGTGGTGTCTCCTGCGAAGTGCTTGTTCGCCCATCCATCTCTACATCTGATATCTGCCATCTTCTTATATCCTAGAGTATATACCCAGTATTCTTTCACAGCAAATAGTAATGGTTTCATCAACCACTGGAGTTCTTCTTTCAGATGTATCTTCATCTCATCAGGACCTGTAGATAAACCTGACTCACCTTCAAAGTCACCTAACTTTCTATCAAGAAAGATACGACTCAGCATAGTCTCAGTAGCAGCATCATCATACTCAGGTGGTACTATTCTGCCCTTAACTATAGGTACAGAAAACAGGGGGTACTCATCACTCATTCCAATACTTCTTTAATATTTTATTAGTCTTAAGTTGTCTCTGAGTTGTATTAACATTCTCAGGAAACTCATTGTACGCAGTGAATATAAACTCTTCCTCTAGTTTGTAATCTTTAGGTGTAGCTACATCAACTGACATGTCAAGATCCTCTAGCATTCTACGTGACATAGGAACATAACAGCATAGAGGTGTTCCTGCTCTAACTGTTGTGTCACCTTCCATCAGGTGCCAGAGGAGTTGGACATTGACTTCATAAGCAGTACGTGGATCGAGAATACCAGATACTGCCGAGAAGCGAGTTTCATTAACGAAAGGTACTTTTGTCTGGAGAAATACGACATCATCATCGGCTTGTACTCGCCAAGTAGTATTGATTTTTACTACTTGATCTACTGTTCTATCCTTACTAGAATCCATCAACCATTTGGTTACATCTGTTTCATGTAGAACGACATACTCAGATGATGGAGGATTGAAAGGAGTTGTAGTGAACAGGATTGTATGTCCGTCTCCATTGGTGTGAACTTTAAAGTCAGCAGGAGCATAGACGACATAACCTGTCCTCATAATAGAATTTATAGCAGGACAACGACCTATAGAATTAGGATGATGTTGTTCTCCTTGTAATAGTTTTCCTACAGGACACTTACTTAGTCTTTCTCTATAGTCATCTCTCTCTTCTTTCACCCACTTCCTATCAAGATCTGCTGCCTTGGTGATAGGGTGTAGTGTGTGTACCGCAGGGTGTAAACTAAAGAACCTTGCTTTTGGTTTCTTTCTCTTAAACATATATCCTTTGTTTCAAATACTGATAATGTGAGGGTTGGGTCTGTAAGTATTTTAGCACAGATTTTCTATAACGGAAATGTCTTTCTTTCATTTCGTTAAGATATCCTAGTGTGAACTCTTCCCTTGCCATCTTATAGAGATAGTCTGTCTTAGATATTGGGTGATAACCTAGTCCTGCTGCTATGAATGGTAACCCACCTAGATCTTTAGGAGCATTAGATATATTCCAACAGTGGATAAGTTCTTGATACATCCTAGGAGATCTGATCAACTTGTCAAACATCTGATCATATGATAGAGGTGATCTGTTAGTATGGTATCTCCAATACTCTGTGTCTGTTCTAGGAGAGAGGTAGTAATGACATTCTATAAACTCTTTCATAGCTTCTAGTTCATAGGATACAGCATGGTTGTAACCATCAATATCAATCTGTGTTATATGTCCATCTCTACGTTCAAAGCATTCTACTAACCTCAGTATATTTTCATGTGTAGTAAACAGACCTGTAGATTCTAATGGTTCTAAGAAACCATAAGACAGACCTATACCTATGACGTTGTTACACCACCCTAGTCTTCTCTTACCATGTTTAAATTTTATATGCTCTACGTCACCATCCCAGTCTATGTGTTGTCTAAACTCTTGCTCTGCCTGATCTTTGCTACAGAACTTACTAGAATATACATAACCTTTTCCAATGTTTTCCCATAAGGGTATAGTCCAACACCAACCATTATCCATGGCATAACCATCAGTCTGGTTAACCATCTCCTTCTCTTTGTCTTTATAAGGTACGTGTGTGACTACAGCAGAATCGTTTGGTAGATTAGGGAACTCCATAAACTCTTGACCCATAGCTCCTTCTAGGAGCACAGATCCAAATCCACTACAGTCTATAAAATAATCTGCCTCATAGTGATGACCTTCATCATCTACAAGTGCCTTGACGTTCTCAGCATCATCATAGAGTGTTGTTATAATTCTTGCTTTTATATGCTCTACACTCTGACATAAATTATCTCTTAACCACCCACCAAACTTAGTAGCATCAAAATGATATGATGTATCCCATTGCTTTTTGTAATTGCGAATGTAGATATCATTGTCCACCATCTTGTTAGTAGATGCTAGGTAACTAACAGGGTTATAGAACTCACAGTATGTTGTGTCTGGGAATAGTTGTGGATAGGTGTAGTGTAGGTAATACCATGTTAAGAAATCACCATGAGTATAATCCATATCACCAAAGGGATATTGGAAGACATCACCTTTGTTTTGCCAGTTTGTAAATTGTATTGATAACTTATATGTCGCATTACATTCACTCATCCAATCTTTATCTTTTACCTCTAGGCACTGTAGATAACGATTAAAATGACCAAGGGTAGACTCCCCTACACTCAATGGTTTTTGAGAAGGGTTCTCTATTAGTTTGATTTTAAAATGTGGAAATCTCTTAGCAAAGGCAGCAGCGGTCATCCATCCAGATGAACCACCACCAAGAATACAAATACTAACCATGTAATGAATGATGGAAATCTATACCCGCAACATCTTCATAATAGAATTCCTCTGGTGTAGGGAACGAGTCTATTAGTTTTTCGATATTTGGATCAAGTTGATATCCTGATGATAGCACTCTGAAGGAGGTCATGTCAACATTTCCTCTTCTTTCCATATAATCACATGTCCATGGTGTAAGTGGAGAATGCATGTGACCCGCACATACAAACGAATTTCCTGCTAGATTGCTGAAATTAAAATTAACTAACTCATCCATCTTCAATGGGAAGTCATCTAGTGGGTACCCACCATGTGTCTCTGCTTCTTTCTCTGCCTTGTCATCCATATAATTGATGTTCTCTGAGATATATCTCCAGTACTCACTGTCATCCTTAGTTGTCATCATGAAATGATTACCAACGAAGTGAGCAAACTGACCCATATGTTTTCTACATCTACGATTGAACTGTGCTCTGATTAGAGTATTGACTTTACTATCCTCATGCATTGACAAAGCATCTGCTAAGAATACAGCAAAGTTATGTACCGACATCAGACCATTAGATTCTAGAGGTTCTATGAATCCTGCTGACAGTCCTATGCCAACAACGTTCTTAGTCCAGACCTTCTTAGCAATACCATTTCTCCACTCAATTAAACGTGGTTCAGATAGTAATGGTCTATCACCCAAGAACTCTTTAAACTCTGCTAGAGCATCTTCTTCTGATATAAACTTATCAGAGAAGTTATATCCTGTACCGATTCTAGTTGTAAGAGGTACATGCCACACCCAACCATTGTCTAGTGCTGTACACTGTGTATGGTTAGTCATCTCTGTTGACTTGTCTGTATATGCTGTCTTAACTGCCCATGCTTTGTTGTTGATAAGGAAGGGGAAGTCATCCCACTCAATACCCATGTATTGACCAAGTAACTGTGATCTAAATCCAGTACAGTCAACGTATAAGTCAGCAAGATAGATGTCTTTCTCACCTACAACACTTGCTAGGTTACCATCAGTATCTTTGATACAGTCTTTAATAGTATCAACTACATGTGTCACACCACGTGGTAGACAGAAGTCTCTCTTAAGCATGTTAGCAAACTTAACTGAGTCAAGGTGATACCCTGCGTTCTTGTATCCTTTAAATGATTCAAAGTCTTCTGTTACTACTTTATTCTCTGCTATGACTCTCCAGTATGGTGTCATCCATTCAGCAAAGGATACCTCTGGATTTCCATTGGTCGCTCTGTAATGAAAGAACCACTCTAATATATCACAACTACTATTCTTAGGAGCACCACCATCCCAGAAAGGATAATGGAAATCACCATACTCACTAAAGTTTTTAAATTTTACACTGTACTTATATGTCGCTTCACACTCATCCATCCAGTTGTCTGCTAGATTTAATTCCAGTGTCCAGTCACGAAAAAATTGAGTGGTTGATTCACCCACACCAATAGTAGGTATATCATCCGACTCAATTAGAGTAATCTTCTTTTGTGGAAATGATTTAATCAGAGTAGCAGCGGTCATCCATCCTGCGGTACCGCCACCGACTATACAAATTGATTCAATTTTCATAATGTAAGGTTTATGTTCCTACGTACTTAGGTCTGTTAGTTGCGGGGTCTAATTCCCATCCTGGTTCGTAAACGGTTGCGTTTTTAAATGTTGTAACCTTTGCTCTCTTCTCAGCAGGTAGACCATTCCATGCGGGTGCTTCTTCAGTACCCATCTCAAATTCTTTTTTCCCTGCGTAGAACGTAGCATCAGCATCTGCTGTTGCTTGATTGACGATGTTTGCTTTGATCTGCGTTACATGATCCTTCCACGTGGTCGTACCATTCACCTGATCCCAATACATCATATCCATCTGGTCTTCGATGGAACCATACTCAACTTTTCTCTTCATCTGTTGATTTCTTTCTAACCTGTCAGTGGTTGGAAAAAACTCACCATTATATAATACCCATAGGTTTGTGACAGCATCGTCATCACAAGTTACCCATCTGATAGGAGAATCATCTCCTTGATATATCTCGAACTCGTCACCAGGCTCTACAACGTCAGTGATGAATCCACGATAGTCTACTAAACAACTTTTAGCCATGTTTCTTTTAAATCCGTAATTCTATTTAGACAAACTCCATAACGATAACCGCACCAGCCATACCGTTAGCACCCTGATAAGAACGCTGATATCCTGATGTACCACCAGAACCTCTAGCAGCTTTCAGTTGAGAACTTCTCGCTCCCTGTGCCCAGTTACCGTGAGCACTCATAGTTCCACTTCCGAAGAAAGAACCTCCACCGTGACCCATGTAGTTCATGTGTCCGATTCCACCACCACCGTAGATGTTTAAATTACCACCTGATCCACCGCCAGGAAGTCCACCACAATGTTGATAAGATTGGTTAGCACCGTTACCACCACTAGCGGAAAGATAGTTTCCGAAGGATGAGGTACCGCCCCCGCCACCATTTCCAGAGTAGTATGTACCACTTCCAGAACCACTACCTACTGTACAGTATACACTAGATATACCTCTGCAGTCAATAACTTCTTCAGAGTATCCACCAGCTCCACCAGATTCAGCATGTCCTGATCCACCGCCACCGCCTCCTACGACTCGAACGATGATTCTATTAATACCGTCTGGTCTATTCCAAGTACCACTACTATAAAATGTTTGGATACTTGTAGGACCTATGTGTCTGAATACAGCATCAGTATTATTACTGACTAGAAACTTACCTGTCTCATCTTCTGGATCAGGAGGTATAGAAGAACTATTCAGTATAGTACCACCCAAGGATAAGTTATATCCACTGGGTATTAATATAGATTGTCCCGACGCAGCGTCGAGTTCATTTGTATAAACGTTTGACATAATTACCTAAAGTTCCAGACACATATGATTCCTGCCATACCACGAGCACCTCTACGAGATGTATGATAACCAGGTGATCCACCACTTCCAACAGCGGCTCTGTATTGGTGATTGTAAGCATAATGACCACCACGAGGATGACCTGTTGCTCCTGCTCCTCCAAAGAAAGAACCACCGCCAGGATAACCAGACCAGTATTCGTGACCTGAACCTCCTCCACCATATATATTCAACTGACCACCAGACCCTACGCCAGGTAGTCCTCCACAGTGCTGATAGTTACGGTTGGCACCGTTACCACCACTAGCAGACATATAGTTACCGAATGATGTAGAACCACCGTTAGCAGCACCACCAGAGTAGTATGTACCACCCCATGATCCAGGTTGTCCTATAGTAACAGATATAGATGATACACCTGTTACGTCAATAATTTCTTCAGCATATCCTCCTGCTCCTCCTGCTTCTCCAACACCTGATCCTGCTCCACCAGCACCAGTTATTCTTACAAGAATTCTTTTTACTCCACTAGGTCTTGACCATGTAGTGTTACTTGTGTATACGTTCATAGACACAGCACCATGATCTTCCCAGTTACGAGATGATCCATTACTTACTAAGATCTTACCATTCTGCCCACTAGGAGATGGCATGACACTACTAGAGTCTAGGTTTTTACTTCCTAGTCTTAGTGTGTATCCTGATTGGATTGTTACGTTAGACCCTGATTGAGGTCTCAGTTCATTTACTTTTAAAATACTCATTATTTAAACTCCCAAACTACAACCATACCGTGTTTACCTTCAGGTCCTAGATAAGATCTAAACCATCCATTTGCTCCACCTGAACCAGGTGCTGAACGACCTTGATGGTTTCTCGAATAATCACCACCACGAGGATGACCTCTAGCAGCAGAACCACCAAAGAAACTATATCCTCCTCCACCATTTATTCTTCCGTGGGCACTTCCCCCACCACCGTACATATTAACATCTCCACCAGCTCCAATTCCACCAAGTCCTCCTGCGTGTTGATAGGTCTGGTTTGCACCATCTCCTCCAGTTGCTGACATGAATGTACCAAAGGATGAGGAAGAACCTTGTCCAGATCTTCCAGAATAGTATGTACCTGTTCCTCCAGTACCAATAACAACAGATACAGTAGAGAGGGCTGATACATTGATAATCTTCTCGCTAAAACCACCAGCTCCACCAGCTTCACAATGTCCTGATCCGCCACCACCCGCTGCTACGAGACGTACCATGATCTGATTGACACCTGAAGATTTTGTATATGTTCCTGATGATGTGAATACTTGCATATTGTTGGCACCGTAGGTATCGTATACGATGGATGTACCATCACTACCTACTGCTTTATTACTCTGCCCTGACGCTGAAGGTAGAACAGAGTTTTCACCAATAGTCTTTCCTCCCAACGATAATTTAGTCGTCGAAGGGATTGTAATAACTGAACCTGAGTATGCTCTCAGGTTATTAACATAAAGTCTTGACATTTAGATAATTACCCAACTACCGCCTGATGCGATTGATATTGTATAACCACTATTGATGGTTAGAGGACCCGCAGTAAAGCATGAGTCACCATTATTTATAGTGATACTTTCAGAGATAGATTGACGGTTTCTCTTTATTATACCATATCTATCTATCCAAGTCTTGTCTCCACCAGCTCTTAGTACGACTGATCTTTGACCACTTGATACTCCTACAGAGTTAGAGTCAATGTTTAATCCATTGTCACCCTGAACCTGTACTCTATAAGATGTTTGAGTAGTGTTGCTACCTGGTTCGTGGAAGTTCCATGTACCGTAGTCACCATCACATGAAGCAAAGGTGTAATCAGCGTTATTACGCCAGTACATGTTGTCACCTGTTGCATAGTATGTATGTGAGTCGTTAGAGAAGTAGAATCTTCTTTGACCTTCAGCAGATGTTATCCACTCGTTAGTTGTTCTCTTCAAGTATGGAAGACCTAACGCTGTGTATCCTTGTAGTAAGTTAGCATTTAAGTTGCTGACTTCTGTAGTAGAATCAAGCTGGAATGGAGCAGTACCTTGTGCTACACGTGATCTTATTCTTCCGAAGAAGTGTACAGTACCATCATCATAACGGTACTTCATGACACGGGAGTCAGTACCATTATTTCTTCTGAAGAATGTAATGTCATCACCAGACTCAGATGCGAACGCAGCAGGAGAATTATCTCCATTGTAAGCAATACCACCACCATAGGCTCCTGATTGTCCAACGTATAGGTAACCTGTACCTTGGTTAGAACCGTATGCTTCAAAACCACACTTATAAGAGTCACCCGCATTTGCTAAGACAACTGTGTCAGATGCCTTACCTGTAGTACCAAATCTAACAGACTCATTAGAATCTATTGAGTAACTAGGATTAGACTGACCAATACCTATACGTCCATTTCTGAAGTATACATTGTTGTATGATAGGTATGTGCCATTGTAACCGAATGAGTTACCATCATTACCAAATCTGATATAACCTTGAGAACTACTCTGTCTACCTTTTATAGAAAGAACGTTAGTAGTTGCCTTACCTAAACTAATACCATTACCATCAGCTAACTGTAGGATAGTTGTACCAGTGTTAGTAAAGATACCTTGGTCAGCATATAGATCCTGTACATTGATGTCACCATCTGATTCTCTACGTACAAGTGTGTTACCAACGTTGCTAGTGTTCTGAGTATAACCATCAACATAGTGTGCATCTAGTTGTGAGTTAACACCATCGTTACCCGCATGCCATACTGTGTTGCTGTTGATAGTAACGCTACTGGACTTGATGTCCATGAGTCCGTTACCATTACTTGAGTTACCACCTGAGAACTCGAATCTTACATCATAGTCATTTGATAGACCACCAGATCTTACATCAAACAGTGGTGTAGAAACGATTCCTGCTCTACCCATCTCAAACAGAGCACCATCTTCAGTATTGCTAAGAGCGAATACCTGTGAAGCACCAGTTGTAAGTAGGTTAGATGAAGTAACAGTCCACTTAGAGCCAGGGTTAGGACCGAAGACTCTGATATCTTTGTTACCGTAAGCACCAACGAAGGTTATAGAACCAGTAACAACTGTATACTTAGCGTCTACAGTAGTATCATCTGTCTCAGTGATACCGCCTGGATCAATAGTTATTGTACCGATGTTGTTTACAGCAGCGTCGTCTGCGTACAAGGTATATGTACCACCCGATGAGAGGTTACCCGCAGGGTTTGTACCAGTAGCACAGAAGAAGTTAGGAATATATAATTGATATTTCTCTCCAGATGATACAACGTAGAAGTTGTCAGCGACAAATTTGTTTCTACCTAATAGAGTTGGTAGAGCTGGATCGCCAAGAACACCGATTGTTCTCTGGTCATGAATGTTGTAACCTTGCTGATACCATAGACCCTGTTGGTTATCTAAGAAGTCAGCGTTAGGACCTGGTAATGTACCACGACGAGGTTCGTTAACGTCAGGAGGACCATCATTTTCTGAGTGCCATATCTTCGCCCAGTTACCATATACGTTAGCAATATCAGAGTTACCACGTAAGTATATGTTATCTGTAGCAGAGAATGCTAATTGAGCAACAGAGTTACCAGTAGCAGTTCTTCTGAATGTTGCGACTCCGTTTCTATCTCCACCTGCGTCAGTTGGAATACCGTTAACGTTGTTAGATCTAAGTGCTAACTGCATACCAACGTTAGCTGCTGATACTAGGTTAGCGTTAGCAGATGATGGAGCAGTTGTCTCAGCGAATAGTACGTTAGCAAAGTCAGCAGTACCAGATATAGAAATGTTATATGTGGTGTTTGCTAGACGTTGTGGATCAATAACACCTTCAACTAGGTTGGAAGCATTCTGATAGAACGCACCTTCGTTACCGTCTAGTTTATCAGCGTTAAGTTTAGAACCCGCACCTTGGTCAATGGATACTTCACCGTTGTCTGTAACAATGAATCCACCTTCTGTCTGATCACCAAGTGCTTGTTCAGCAGTGTTCTTTCTGAATTTAGTAATACCATAGTTACCAAATACTGAACCACCAGCTTGTAATGTTGTTGGTGTAAGTTTGTTTGCCTTTCTAATGTCAATGGATGCGTTACCAAAGAATCTAGGTAGAACACCCTTACGTGCGTTTAGTGTTGCTGTCTGTGATGGAGTACCTAGTTCATTTGGAACTGTTAGTATGAAGTCTCCATTATATCCAGTACCTGGTGTAACCACAGATACACTGGTTAGGACACCGAATGCTTGTGATGATGTTAGTGTCGATACTGTAATATCAACTGGGTGTTGTATAGTACCACCGAATAGAGGACCATCGAAGTTTAGTATGTCACCACCTAAGTATCCAGAACCACCATCTAGTATGAGGTCAACTGATAGTGTACCTACACTGTCAGTAACGAATCTGATGATAGCACCTAGACCCGCACCAGTTGTATTGGATGCTGCTACGTCAAAGGTTGTGCTTGCTGTATATGATTCAGGTGTCTGATTGAGGTTACTTGTAGAAGCAATGATACCACCAGTAGTAACGTCGGCAACTGTGTAAGTAGCACGTGCTACTCCTGAATCAGAGATAGGTACGTTACCACCCAACATTGGGATGTTCTGATATGTACCGATTGTATATCCTGATCCTGCGACTGTTATGTCAACCTTCTCGATATATGATGTGTCAGATAGACTTGCCTCAGCAACCATACAGTCAGCAGTTGAGAACTTGATAGACTGTATAACATTCTGGTAGGAACTATCACCTCTTAAGAATGTGAATGAGTTCGCTATACCTGTTGAACCTAAACGTTCTGGGTCAATAGTACCCGCAACGATGTTAGATGCATCAATGTTAGTTGATGATAACTGTGTCCAGTTAGAAGCGTCATTAGCAGATGTATTAACTGTTCTAATAACATCAACGATCTTCTTACGTTCATAGTTACCAGATGTTAGTAATGCTATTGCTGTTATAACTGTGTACTCGTTAGCATTAACTGGAGTTACATCATAGAAACCAGATGGAGATGAACCAGATGTAAATTGTAAGAATACAATATCACCCTGACTAAATCCATGATTTAATTCTGTGACTGTGATGTCAAATGTATCGTGTACATAAGTTCCTGTAGCAACTGTCTGATTCGCTTCATCTCTCAAGAAGTCAACGTTACTGAACTTAATGTTGTTTGCTAGATCAACTTGTAATCTTGCCTCAACTCTTGCTACGTTACCTTGAGCAGTTGCTGTTGTACCACCTGTAGGAGCAGCAGTGAAGGTTACAGTAGGTTGTGTGAAGTATCCAGAACCTTCGTCTGTAATAGTAACTGTTGAAACTTTTCCGTTAACGATTGTACATGTCGCTGCTGCTTGTGTACCACCAGCTCCTGTTGGTGCTGAAATTGTAATACCTGGAGGACCTGTGTATCCGTCTCCAACGTCATCTACTAAGATATCTCTAACAACACCTTGCTTATAACTTGTAATTATTGCTTGAGCACCAGTAGCAGAACCAGTTACAAGTTCACTATTAGTAAATGTTAGTGTAGAATCAGGATTGAATGCGATGAACATAGAGTCCAAATCATTCTCAAGAATGTAGGATATAGCAGCACCCTCAGTACGTAATGTATGAGTACCAGATCCTTGACTTGATAGGTTTCTGGCAGTACCACCTTGAGCATCAGATAGTGATGTAGCAAGTTTGATGTAGTCTGTGGTGTTAGCACCTACAGAGTGTACGATCACATAGTACTGAGCACCGTCTGCCAAGTTACCAATGTTACCAGTTCCTTGGAAGTAAGTTAGTATATCACCTGTTGCTAGTCCGTGACCAGGTATTGTGATGTAGTTATTAACTGTATCAATACTAGCTGGAACAAACTCGAATGATGTAGATGTAGTTTCAATAGCGATGTCACCAGCTGAAGCATCTTCAATGCCTAGTCTTTCTGCTGTAGAAGCTACTGATGTAATATTGAATGGACGTAACGCAGGGATCTGTTCAATGTTAATCTTACCAGAGGTAGTTAACTGTACAAGAGCAGATGGAACAGCGTTAGTTGAGAATGGCTGGTTTAGGTATGGACCTAGTTTGTTAGTAATGTAATCCTTAACCGCTGCCTGTGTAGGTAGTAAGGAGTCAGAAGCGAACGCACCACCAAGTTCGTCACTGTCTGAGAATCCAGTGATAGTAATGGATCCACCAACAATCTTGATAGATGATAGTTCAGAGATACTAACAGTACCAACGAAACTGATAGAACCAGTTCTGTTAAAGATAGTAACGAAGTCTCCAACCTTGAAGTCACCAAACTCGTTAGTACCTGATGTATAAACCTGTCCGAATCCTTCTTCAACAGCTTCGTTAGCAGGGATACCAACACCACCGTTTTGTGGTAGTGCTAAGTATGTGTCACCCGCACCACAATATTCCCACGTATGTGAGGAAGAGTTACATACAGATGGTCTGTGTAATCTTATAGTCTTACCAACCAGAGTATCTAAGTTACCCTGATCATATGATATATTTGTTCCTGTTGCGGTCTCATTTAGATCAATTCCAAGACCGTCGTTTGTTGTAATATTAGCAGTAACCTGTGTACCGATAGAACCAGATAACTTCTCTACACCTAAAATGAAGTATTCTTTAGCTGGGTCAGTATTTGTATAACCATCAATCTTGATGATGTAGTCCTCAACAGGGAAGTTAGTTAGTGTTTGTCCACCGACTTCAATAATTTGACGACCTGTCTGAGCACCATTATTATCAGTTTGGTTGATGATATTTGTAATTGTACCTATATCAAACTCATATGCTTCTGATCTGAAACCAGTAGCTTTAAGAGCACGTGTACCAAAGTTGGACGCTGAGTTAGTTAGTGAAGCATATCCACCAGACTGTACAACAACACCGTCTCCACCAAAGATAACGAACACAGAAACTAACTGTGTATATCCATCATTAAGAATGTTGTATCCAATACCACCACCGACTGATATAATCGTGAAGGCGTTAGCAACCATTGACTTACCCTGTCTTGGGAAGACAGCACGTTCTCTACCGTTAGCATCTTGATAAACACCTGGTCTTGGAACGTTAGGTTCAGCAACTTTAGCACCGTCAATTTCAGCACCTGACGCTCCTAAGAAGGAGATCAATGATGCGTTCTGAATGTAAGGTGATGCCTCGATGACTGGTAGGTCAAGTAAGTCACCTAGCATAGGAACTATCTTAAGACCACTGTCATCTTTAAGCAGTGTGCTTGGTTCAGTTAGAGTGACACTTGCTAGTGATGTAGGTGTAGCAAGAGCATTATCTAAGATTGTATGTAATGCTGTTAGAGCATTGATAGCAGCTCCACACTCAGGTTGATTGTGATCAACTGTGGATGATGCGTTATGGAATGGAGCGATAGTTGTAAACGAAGCTTCTGGTAACTGGTTACGTATAGCAGCTGCTGCCATGTCCTTCGCTTTCTGATATACAGCACGTGTCTGAGCAACTTCGTTATTAACGTAGTTTATGTTTGTGCCATTTAAATATTTACCTGACGCTTCGATAGTCTTAGAGTTACCACCATATCTCAAGTCATACATCCAAGCACGTAGAACGTGTCTTACGTCATCTATACACTGATCATCAGCGATAGGATATGTTCTTGTGATACCATCAAGGTTACCAGGTGTTCCTGTTGTACCGATAGCTTGTGTGATTATACCAGTTAATGTTGAGATAGAAGAAGCAACGTCAGCACAACGATTAACGTATGATGCTGTTCTACTTACAGATGATAGACTTCCTGTATCAATCGCAACCTCAACGATATTCATCAAGGTAGTGATAGAAGATATAACAACGTTACAGATTGGTAAACCTGTGTCTTGTGTAATTGTGAGGTCTTTGACCTGTGCTAAGTTTGTGTATCCACCTGTAATGACATCAGCATTTTGGAATACTTGGATAGCAACTTTCTGTGCTTCTCTTAAAGCATATATTGAATGATGTTCTTCACCTTCTAGATGAGCACCAGTAACATACATGTTAGCAGCATCATAAGTAAAGTCGTTTCCACCCATTGCTAGGTTCCAAGAAACAACCTGTAGAATATCTACTACATCATCCTTACAGTCAACGTTAGTACCTGATACCTCAACACCGTTAGAAGTAGCAGAGAGGAATCTATGTGGGAAGTTACCACCACTCTTAACAACGACTCTGTTGATGCATCCTGTTGTAGCACTTACAAATGTGTGTGCTGTAGTGTTGGTAGGTGTTGTACCCTGTAGAGCATTGAACTCAAATGTGTCAGCTGTTACACGCTCAATCTTAACAGACTTGTTGAATATAGGATCGCCAGGTCTAGGATAAGCATGATTGGTTACATTGCTATCTTGAGCACATGTAAATACGATACTCTCTTGATCTACCTTGATATAATCTCCTGCGATCAAACCATGACTAACCTTAGTTACTGTCATCCAACCAGTAGTTGAGTTGTAGTCAACAGTAGTTGGTGTTACTCCTGTAGCAGGAACGAATGTATGATCAGTTGTGTTAGTAGATGGTGTATTTGTTAAAGTCTGGAAGGATAGTGTTGTGTCCTTGACTGTGATACCATTTGCTGTAGCAGATACGAATGAGTGAGTAGTCTCATTAGAAGATGTTGCGATACAAATATTAAATGTATCTTTGTCAACAACTTGTACATGTCTGAACTCATTACTGTCTGGGTCTTTCTGAATAATACCATCTGCTAGAGCAGATACAAATACGTGTGTACTTGTGTTTGTAGATGGTATTATGTCTAGAGATTTGAATGAGAATGTATCCTGACTTACAGCAGTAACTGGAATAAACTTACCGCTGATTGGGTCAGTTGATCTTGGATATGGATGATTGGTACCATTACCATCTAGGTCACATGTAAATGTGATAGCATTGTCTTTAACCTTGATGTACTCACCTTTGAGTATGCCATGGTCTGCTACAGTAACTGTTACTATACCAGTGGCGGTATTGTAAGTAGCATCTGTTGGTGTAAATTTCTTTCTCTCTGCTCTTGGATATGGATGGTTAGTAGCATTGCTGTCATGGTCACATGTAAATGTGATTGAGTCATCAGCAATCTTAACCATAGAATCTTCTCTCAATCCATGATCAGCAGATGTAATTGTAAGCTTACCTTCTGTTGGTACATACACAGCATTGGTTGCTGTGATTGTAGAATCACTTATAGCAGTAATCTCTACAGCAGTATCGTATAGAGGATCCTTCTTGACTGACATGCCATTTGTTGTGGCAGATACAAACTGATGAGCAGTTGTATTTGTAGAAGGTATATTACCTAAACCTAATACCTGTACGTTAAATGTGTTAGTAGAAACGTTTGATACTGTTAACCATCTATCACTAGCATAGTCAGTAGATCTAGGATATGGGTGGTTAGAACCATTGCCATCTTCAGCACAAGTGAATGTTATTGATCCATCAGCAAACTTAACCTGATCTCCATTGTTGAGACCATGATTAGATGCTGTGACTATCATCACACCTGTAGAACCTTGATAGTTAGCGTTCTCAACTGTGTCTGTGTCTACAGCAGATCTTGGATAGTATTTGGTTGATACGTTACCGTCTTGTGTACATGTGAACCCGATTGAATCAGGAGCAAGTCTCATGTATGTTCCAACCTTGAAGTTGTTAGTACCGACGTTAGCGGTCATTATACCTGTGGTTGGGTTATATGCTGCGTCTCTTACATCGTAACCATCAACGTTTGTAGGTCCTACATTGATGTCAATAGTATTGACACTAGCAGATACAACTGGTGACCAACCATTTCCATTAGCAGGGTCTGATGCTCTTGGGTATGTGTGAGTGGAGTTACCATCATCCATGTCACATGTCCAAGTCATGCTATCAGTAGCAATCTTAAGATACTTGGAGGTGTCAACACCATGACTTAGAATAACAGCACCGCTTAGGGCATTCTGGAATACATGAGTTGATGTATCACTAGAAGCACCAACGTTAACTGTAATAGTTGTACCAGTAACAGCAGTGATCGCAACGTCTTGCTCATATG